TGCCCGTTTGAATACTCAAGGTCAGCATCAAGGTTGGTCGGCGGAGTAATTTGCCGCAGCTGAAAGCGATCTTTAGGAATCGCCACTGGCAAATCATTATCTACATAACCGTACTTGCTGGCGTTGTACTGGATCGCCTCGACTTGATATATGAGCGGCTCTGTTTCCGCAATTGAAACGATCCTGTAGGTGGCCGCCTGCATAGCGCTCCACTCCAACACCCACAAAGCACCTGTCTGTGAATTAACAGTTGAGTTAAGAACGACTTTTGTATTTCGCCCATCGCTAGTTGCAATACTGGCGACTAAATGATCGCTGCCCTGCGTCAACAGATCATCTGTTGTGCCTTGCCTTTGTATTCTGAAGTCCGTGAGTTCTGGATTAACGTTTGTAGAACTAACAACGTCAAAGACTTGAAGTTTAGGCTTTGTGGTTATTGACCCGTCTGGATTTGTAATCGTCTCGCCGTCAGGAACAACAAGCGTCAAGGTGTACGCCGTTCCATCGACCAAGGTTAAAACTGCATCAAGCGTGACGGTGTTGGCGTCTACGCTCACAATTCGGCCACCTAAACGCTGACCTTGTTTGAGAGGATCAGCAATCTGTATCACCTCGCCAACGCCAGCAGCTAAACCTTCCGCTCCAATGCGAAAGCTGACTTTTTCTGTTTCATAGCGGTCGCTAAACAAGGTGTGCTTAGCTGCCCTCAATGCTTGGCCACGAGATGTAACCCCAAGCAAGCGAAGATCAACGGGGTTATAACCAAGCTTGTCTAATAGTTCATCATCTTGCTGATACTCAGTAACTGAACTGTAAACCTGATTAGGGTCGTCCCAGTTTGCAAGGACAACAGTTTTACGCGCTGCACGCGCAGAACCTGAATAATTGAAACATGGCGTTGAAACTCTTCCGTCCTCTGTAGTTTCTTGAATAACATTCGCTTCGCTAAATTGTTGAACGGGATTCTGTAAACGGTCTTGAGTTAGATACAGCTCCCCTTCGCTGTAGTAAATCAACCCACGGAAGCAAGATGCCAACGCATTTAATACGTCATACACACTGCCTGGGTTTTGTAGATACACATTGCACGTAAACCGAGGCTCAGTTCCGCCCGATCCATCAGGCACACTCTCATCGCAATACTGGCTGACCGTGTAGAGATACCAAGGATCGATAGCAATTGAGTTGATATAACGTTTTACGCCAAACCTTTCGTTCATGACAATATCTCTAAAAATCCAAGCAGGATTATCAGTCCATGCCATTTGGAATGTTCCGTCCCATATCCCTGTATAAGTTCGCGTGGCTGCGTCGTAATTAGTAGGAACTTGAACGCGCTTGCCGCGAAGCTTTACCGATACATCAGGAATAGTATTGAACTGCCTAGCGTCAACCTTAACCGCGACACATGCTGTGTTTGGATAAGCAAGTTTTTCATCAACAATTTCAACGTAACTTTGCCACGAAATACTGTTTTGAATAAAGGCAGAGCTGCTGTCTGCAGTTAAACGAGAAACACGCAGATTCCAAGGCCCCGTTCCAGGCAAGTCAAATTCATACGCCCTTTGGAACTCACTATTTGCTTTGCCTTCAACCGTAGGCTGTGCAGCCGTAGTAAACGCCCCGCCATTTGAATTGACTTCAATTTTGTAGCTGACCGAAGTACCGTTGATGTCTCCGTTGTCTTGGTTCTGCGCCTGCAACGCAGGATGCGAAATAATTACCCTGGCACGTTCCGTGTCTGTATCTGTAATCGCCCTAGTGATTGCACCAGTGGCTTGAGTAATGTTTACGTTTACGCCAACAGTGTTCTCTGCTTGACTAAATCCTGGAATAGGTGTTTGAGTCGCATCATCTCCATCACGAGACTCAAGCGTAAACCCTTCAAAATTTGCAGAATTGTCCGGGTTGCGAATTGGAACGCCATCAAGATAAACGTCCTTTTCAATACCGTTGGGGAAACCTTCTACTTCCCCCTCAGATAACGCATAAACAGTCTTGGCAAATGCAACTGAAAAAAGATTATTTTCAGCCTCTACCGGCTGACGAGCCTTAGGGGCTTGAACGATTGTCTGTTGAACAACAGTCTTGGGCTGTGAACGCCCACCGCCTCCACCGCCAGCGCCGCTGACTTCGACTTCTGTTGCTTGAGTGTCACTGTCCATCACAAGAAGTTCTGCAGCTCAAGGCCGAACGAAAGGACAGGCAATGCACCAATAATACGTTCCCCATATAGCACCGGCACAACGTCGCCTTGGACAGTATTAGCGTTTGACTTATCAAAAGTGAATGAGTTCAGCTGTTCCGTTTGATTGCGACCTGTAGTGGCGCTAGAACGTCCTAGGCCGCCCTTTACCGTTGGCATTTTGGGTGTAGGCGTCAGAAGGTCCGCAACACCGCCAAACAGTAATGAGACGCCCATAGCGCCGATGCCAAGCGAAATTGCTCCAAATTGCGTGCCAAAAATTGTTGCAGCGGTTGCACCAAGACCAGGAACCAAAATGGCAACCGCAACTAAGGCGACACCGGCAATAATTTTGCCCACGCCACCGCGACCCACGGGAACAGGGGCAAGCACTAACCGCTGGCTGATCGGCCACAGCAACTGCTCTTCATCAATGCCGTCTTGCGCGTAATCGGTTATCACCTTCCAAGCAACACCCTTGTCACCCGACTCCAGCAGGTATTCCCGCAAGCCAGGTATTTGCAGCATCAAGGCTCGCAAGCCTTCTGCAGGCGTTTTAATCGCTAGCTGAAACTTGCGGCCAAACCTGCGTCCAGCTTCCCCAACCAATCGGATCGTAACCATTAGGCAATGCGCCGAACGACCATGGCCGTATTATCGCGGAAATAGCCGCTGTAGGACATCACCTCAGACTTGCGGCCTACTAAATGCTGGTAAATCTGATTGGCCTCTGGGTCTTCCAGCACTGCGACATGGTTGCACGCATCGTCGTTTTTAATCTTCATCAGGAACACGTCGCCCCGCTCCAACGGCACTGACGGAGGGATCCGCACAAAGCCTTCAGCGGCAAAGTTGTCTTCAAAATGCGTAAACCCACGCTGCACCCATTCGCCCTCGTACAAGCGTTCATAGTCGCCCATAGCAACACCCATCTCTTGGCTGTACCAGTCACGCACTGCTGAATAACAGTCATAACCGCCATACAGCCATGGACGCCCCAGCAAACCTGCTGACTGGTTCGGGTCAAAGTAAAAATGCTCAGTGCCTGCACAATTAAAAATTGCATACGGCAGGTTCAATGCCTTAGAAGCATTGATGTCGGCAAAGCTCACAGTTCCATAGTCAATATGGCTATGCCAAGACGCTGCCGCGTCGTCCAGATACAAAGCAGTCTCTTCCGCGCTAATCGTAAAAGTGTTCTCCTCTTTAGACGTGTTAGTACATTCAACGACATCCCCATTATTCAGAATAAAACCACACGCCTCAACAGGATGTGCTGCTTCTGCACACTCTCGAATCTTGGCTTGCTGCTCATTCGTAGTCGGGTTGCTAAAAGAAGAAAGCATAATCAGCCCATTGCATCGGTCAGGCCGGGGAAGCCGCCAAAAGGCAAACGTGAAGTGCTCCCGAAGCGTAGCTTGCAACTCGTCAAACGCTTGCCGCAAACATCATTGCCTGCCGAAGCGGCTTGATCATTAGCGTCAAAATAATTGCTACCCGTGTAGCCACAGCCGATACTGTTTTTATAAATCCACTGGCATTGCTCACGCAGCAATCTTCGCCCTGGCAAAGACCTGCCCTCTAAATCAAATGGTATGGCCAGTTGAAAAGCAATAGCAAGTTTGTTTTCACTGCTTTTTTGCTCAACGATCCACTCATCAGGCCCCCAGAAAGCATTGGGGTCAGCGCCAGGAGCGCCATCTAAGTAGGTAGTCAAAGTGCGGATACGTTGGACCGTAGCGCCCACCAAGTCATCATAAGTATTAGTCAAAGCAGTAATGCCAAGCCCTACATTTGCGAATGTGATAGTAGGCCTTGCCAGCTGCCCAGCCGTATTCAACTCAAAGCCAGACGTTTCAAGTGGCAATGCAGTATAGGTATGAGTCTTGTACACAACATCGGTCCCGTTCACCTGCGACCAATTTGCGAATCTATAAATGCTTTGATCCGTAGACCCAGCAGGCAAAATGGCCGCAATGTCAAGAGTAAACAAATCAACGATTTGAGCTAGCTGAGTCTTAAACGTTTCAGCATTTGGTGGTGATTGGGTCACACGTACACCCTCGCTAAAGAAAAAGACAGAACAGCGTAAGCCGCGTCAATTGTACTTATCTGCCAGCCATCAGCTAACAAATAGTTTCTTGCGGCAAGCGTCAAAGAGATTGGAATGTTTTGATTATTTGGTACGTCTACAGACGTGAGCACCCCTGTGACCAAATTCGCAGAATAATTTGCAGGTCTTAAATAACCTGTCAACGTTAAAGCGCTGATGTTGGTATAGCCCAAAGCCAAAGTGCCACTTGTAAAAGGCTTTGAAAATGTCTTAGTGCTGTATGGCGGGGTCCAACTTATGGCTTGGCCTTTCTGCTCTAAAAAGAAACTCTCTAGAGAATTGATTTGCGCAAAAGTCAGCGGGGGCGTTTGACATTCCCAGATTTCATTTTCAGCGTTGACGCCATCAGTCAAAACTTGGCTGTATCCATCCCCAAACTGAGCCCGCTGCACGCGCTGAGAACGCCTTTGAGTCAAAGACGAATCAAGCGGAATGTCATTAAAGGCGATGTGGGTCATTACAGCATGCCTCCGCTACGGCGTTCATTGGCAAGCGTACCAAGAACAATCCCTTTAACCTGCCCTGCCAATTGTTTTTGGGCTTGCGGTGACAACTGCTCTCCGGTGTTTTCGACGGATATGTTGATCGTACCGACATTTACCCCGCCTAGCGACTTATTAGGGGCGATACTGCCACTGCGGCCTGGAGTGAATAGCTCAGGGCCTCGCTCCCCCACAATAAAAGAACTTCCGCTAGTCACAGTTCCGCCGCTAGCTCTACCCCCGCCAAACAACTTAGTAAAGATGTTGCTTGAATTACCACCCCCAAGGCCACCCAAAAATGTTTGCAAACCAAATCTCAACATAATGTCTGCAAGGCTTCTCAAGGTGTTTGAAGCGACTTCAGCCAGTGAAGCAGTGCCATCAACAGCGGCAGCAAGAGAATCAACAATCCCACTTGTAATGGTGTCGCCAATAGCCGTATAAAGGGAGTTCATTGTTTCTGCTTGTTTTTGGATTTGAGCGTCAACCATCACCCCTTGCTCAAAAATTGCCTTCATGCCATCTAGATTTACTTTATTGAGATCGGCTGCTTGTTCAATTTTTTTCGTCATCACTTCACGCACGGTTTCTAAATGTTTTAATTCAGCATCTCTAACCGCCACAAGTTCTTGCTGCAAAGGCATTTGCTGCTCAATAATTCTTTGAAATTCAATTTCTTTTGCTAAACGAGATTTTGCAAGTTCATCGGTTGAAAAATGCATTTCTTGCTGCTTTTGCAGTAAAGCGGTCATTTCAGCGGTTAAATCTTTTTGCTCGCGCAATTTTTGTGTGCGGTTACTGTCTTTGTCTGTGCTCCCGGCCAAAGGGGGCGCAGTGAGCACTTCAGGAGTAACTTTAGACTTACTGGCGGCTGCCTTAGCAGCATCCATCTCTTTCAAACGCTCTTGCATTAAGCGCAATTGAATTTTATCAAAAGTGCCCCCGAAAAATCCGCTTCTGCTAAATTCTTGAGCCTGCCTGATAATTCCTGACATCCCTTTGCCACCAGGGCCTGTGCCTTCAAAAAGTTCAAAGGCACCCTTAACATTTGTCGGGAATCTTCCTTGCTCAATGTCTCTGCGTGCAGACACTGCTCCTGGGTTAGTAGCCGCAAAAATCAAGCTATTTACTTCGCCAATTGCAGCAATAGCGAAATCAAGAATACCTTTTATAGCTGGCGTTAAAATTTCTCCAATTCTTCGCGCAAGTTGTTCAACGTTATCAATTAGCGTGCTAAACTTGCCCGCCAATGTGTCTGATTGGGATATGGCGCCATCAGCATACATGCCGCCAGTGTCAGTCAATTTTTTCAACGCAAACTCTGCCGCTTCAGCACTTATCTGGCCTTTTTGGAGCGCTTTGCTAAATTCTTCACCAGTTAAGCCGTATTCTTCTTTCAACACGCCGGCTAAATCAACGCCGCGTTCTTGCAGTTGAAGCAACTCTTCCGTTTGAAGCTTGCCCTTAGCTTGGATTTGGCCAAACGCTGTTGTGATGCCTCCAAGGTCTGCGCCTGTAGCCCCCGCAACATCCCCCAACCGCTTTGTAATATCAACCAGCTTTGCAGTGTCGACGCCAAAAGCTTTCAATCGCTTAGCTGTATCTATCAACTCAGCGCTTGTAAATGGGGTTACTGCGCCAAATGCCTGAAGCTCTCCAATAATTGCCTTTGCAGTGTCTAAAGAACCTGTTAAAACCTGCAAACTTCTAGTTTGCTTTTCAAGTTCAGCTGTTTTAGCGAAAATAAATTTTCCTGCTCCAACTACTGCTGCAGCGATAGCTAATTGCTTAACGGCCCCCGTCAAACTTGTAATTCCAGCTTTTGACTGTTTGGCACCATTGCCAATCGCAACAAATTTTCCCTTTGCATTATTTAAGCGGCCGTTTGCATCTCTTACAGCTTCTGAAAGCTTGTTGGTCTCAGCAGTGACCCGTTTCAAGGGGTTGATTGCCTTTGATGCGTCAACGATTAGCTCAATGGAAGACCTAGCCACAACCGCCTCAGCACTGCCTCAATCTTACCGCTGCTTCCTCTTTGCGCGATCCATTGCTTTTTCCTGCTCTTCGTTTTTGATTTCGTAGAACGCAGCAAAATAGACAAGCTCCGCATCGGTCAATTCCGTGCGAAGCCTGCTTACTGTCATCCCTAACTCGCAGGCCAGGTGAAACTCAAAAAGAGTCCACTTGTCCTGCCTCAGTCGTTTTTTGCGTCGTCTAGCTCAGATTCCTCCCCAAGCCCGAACAAGAACAGCTCAACCTCATTCAGAACCGACTCCGGCAATTTGCGTTGCAGCTTTGCGACATCAGCAGACGCAAAAGCTTTCGTGCCGTCTTCCAACTCCGCCATTTGACAAAGCATCTGCGTGCTTATGTCCAGTGCAGCATCAGTCCCCGCAAGACTTTGGGCTCTTTTGCGGTCAGAGCGTGTTATTGGTTTGAAATACAGATCAACAACCTTGTCGCCCTTTTCGTTTTTAAGTTCAAATTTGCGGCGCTGGTTGAGATCAAACGCCCCAACCAGCAAATCAACCGTGCGTTCAGTAGCAGGCATTTAAGCAACACATTTGCCGCTTAAATATAGCCTCCTTACTGCAGGTTGGAAGTAATGGTGCCGCTAGTGATGAACTCACAGCTGACTGTGACCAAATCGCCAACTGACGAAGTGATTTCTTGGCTTGTGATGATCCCAGCGAAGCTCACCGAGTCGGTTCCTGATGAAGTGCCAGTCGTAAACAACTCAAAGGTTGCGTCTGCTGGGTCGGCGGCTGTGATTACATCCTCAATAAACGCTGCTTGGCCAGATGCGTCCGGGTCGTAAACCAGCTCAACCGTGCCAGTGCCGGAAACTAAACTTCCTACAAAGCTGCGAAAGCTGTCGCCATGCTTTGTCGTGTCCAAGGTTTCCTTGTTGGTTGTCAGGCTCCAGCTTCGAGTGCCAACAACTGCGGCATTGCTGCTGCCTGCGGCGTCAAATTGAACTGAACCGGATTCGCCTCGGATGGTGGCCATGGTCAGAGTTCCTCGATGGATTCAAAGGTCACACGGACCTGTGTTTGAAAGTAGCCCTCAGCGTCTGGCTTGGCCAGTGCCTCTGGACCAATTGGAGCGTCGAAGAAAACCCCCGACACGTTCACCCTATTGTAAAGGTCACGGATTCGTTTTCCAATAACGTAATTAGCGCCAGGACCTACGCCTTTGCCTGAAAATATGTTCAAAACAACCAAGCCGACAATTCGGTTTTGAGCGCTTGATGTTGACCCTTGGCCAAGATATTCACCAGAGCCAAAACTTGTCAAACACTGAACCCATGAGCTGTTAGGCGTTGGGTCAAAAGACATGTTGTGAAAAACAACGGGGATGGCCGGACTGCTTGCAAGCTCTGTTGCCAGCCTCCCTTCAATAGTTGCCCTGATGGTGTTTAGGTCTGCAGCAGCCATCAGCCTCTCCTAATGATCTTTTGATACTCGCCTTGCGCCCATGATTCAAGCTCTTTGCCAATCAACTCAGGAAAGCCTGCAACCGTGCCTTGACGTGTCCTGAACTTGCCTTGCCAAGATGCTGGTAAATCAGTGCCATAACAAACAGGTTCGGCGTATCTCACGTCATTGGTCACTTCGCCTTTATATCGCTCGACTTTGTTTTCCCATGCATTCCGCAACCTGCCAGTGTCCACAGGCGTTGCACCCTTTACACGCTGTTCCCATTCCAGTGTTGTCACTTTGACAAGCTGCTGGATTTGATCACCCATGTAATTTCCGATCTGACTTACCGGGATGTCTCTTGCCATCGCTATGCCCTCAAAATCAACTCATAAGTGATAGCCGTGTTTTCCTGCTCTGTCGTCTCCACGCTGATAATCCTGTGAACTACAGAACTGATCAAAACTTTGTCTTTTGTTCCCGGAGCAGATGGCAAATCTTTTGCGGCGACAGTCAAGCGCTTATCGCCAGTTTGCACTAGGTCGCTCACCTGCTTATCAACAACATCTTCCAAGATGCCCTTTGTCTCCGTGTCGCTTGCGCTCTCAGAAACTGTTCCCGCTGTTGCGTTGTAGGCACCCGCTGTGATGTAACGGATTGTCGCCTCCCCACCAAACTTGCTGATGACCTTATCAGCGACATTAACCAGTGAAGAGGCAATAGCCATTAGAGGTTGTAGGCGAGGCAAGCACCGCTTGTCAGCGTGATGCTTGTGATGACTCCACAGATTTCAGTGTCAGCAACAAAAGTCTCACTGGCCAGGCTGTTGCCTGTCGCGTTCTTGACGGTGATCGCACTGATTACGCTGTCTTCCTTGAAGTAGATCTTGCTAAACCTGCCGGTGTGGGCAGCAGTGTCAGAGATGAACTCGAAGCCGCCTGATAGATCCTCGTACATGGTCAGCTCCGTTTGATTGCAATGTTGCCTGGTCCGCTAATTCTAAGGCCCGTCAAGTACCTTTCAAACATTGGCGGCACACGGTCAGCACCGATTGC